TTCGAGAAATGCCCTAAACAGTATTTTCATCGTTATGTTCTTGGTGAAAAAGAACCAGAAACGACTGTTACAAAACATGGTATTGAAGTTCATAAAGCACTTGAAGAGCGTTTGAAAGATCACGTTAAGAAGCCTTTACCCGAGGCATACGCCCATTATGAAAGACTAGCGGGGAGTGTGGAGAAAGCCGCGGAAGGTGGTTTACTTATGGTGGAGTTACCTCTTGCCATAGATAAGTTTTTTGTTCCTACGGGATTTTTCTCTAATAACGTGTGGGGGCGTGGAAAAGACGATATAGTTATATTGAAAGGAAAGAAGTTATGGACAGGGGATTGGAAAACAGGGAAGGTAAGAGAAAATTCTTTTCAGTTGAAAGTGTTCGCTGGATTTTTATTTAAGCTATACCCACAAGTAGAAGAAATACACGCAAATAATATATGGTTACAATCAGGTAAAATAGGTGATAGCTATAAATTTCTACGATCTGAGGAAAGCTCTATCTGGCAAGAGATTTTGCACAAAATTGGACGGATAGAGACAGCCTTTGAAAAAGATTCCTTTGAACCCAAGCAATCGGGATTATGTTCTTTTTGTTCTATCTCAAGTTGTCCCCATAATCGGAGGTAAGATGTTTATCGAATTAACTAAACACGAAGACGACGAAAAAGATTTCGAGGAATATCCCGTTCTTGTGAACGTGGAAAGAATCATGTGGGTTTCACCTCTAATCAATGGTTGGACGAGGCTCTATATGAACGTGGCGGATGATGATGGCAAACCTGCCGAAATTGACGTGACGGAAGAATACAACGAAGTAACTAAACTCTTAAAAAAAGATGGAGGATACGATGCCAAGCACAGGGAAACGAACGATCGCACCGACGAAGAAAGCACCGATCTCAGTAAAACATAAAGATATGCGAGATGGGTCATTGGCGAAAGCCAAGAAGACTGAAACAGGAAAGCGAACAATCATTGATGGGCAGAATAGGAACCAAAAGCCTGACAAAAAGAAAGTTAGTGAAGACACCCCCGTTTAAATAAATCTTCCCCCTGAAAGGAGATAATTATGGCTATACAAAACACTTCCGATATTGAAGACGTTCTTCGTTTGTTGGATGAAGCGATGCTTATAAGTGTAAAAGCGGCTACGGCTTACGCAAATCTTATGAACCACACAGCTTTTAAGAATGAGGGATTACCCGAGCTTTTGAGAGCGCAAGAGCAGAACGCCACTTCTTTAATTGTTCAATCTCGCCGAATCTGGGAATTTATAATTAATGAAAACACCAGAGGGTAGGCTTAAAGAGCAGGTTAAGAAATACCTTCTCAGTGTCCCTAAATTATGGTTTTGGATGCCCGTCCCTAATGGGTTTGGTATTTCAGGAATCCCTGATTTTGTCGGGTGCTGGGAAGGTAAGTTCATTGCTATCGAAACAAAAGCACCTAAAGGAAAAGAAACTACATGGCAACGGTTAATCAGGGAAAAGATTATCGGTGCTGGTGGATTGTCTATTGTCGCATTTAAAATGGAAGACCTTTATGTTATATTCAAAGACCCACAATTGCTGTGTCTACGAGACCCGAACCCCTGAGCGTATAACCCAAGTTGTAAAAGACGCGCGTATTTTAAAAGAAGGTACTGTGGCTGTCCCATGCACTCTTTGGAATATGCAGGTTATGAGGGCGTTAGGTTATGAAGCGGTGTCCCCTATTCTAAGAGATTACAAATGGGCGGGGCGATATACCCCTTTCGACCATCAGAAACACATGGCTGCTTTTTTAAGTCTCCACCCAAAAGCATTTAATCTTTCGGATATTGGTACAGGAAAAACTCTCGGTACATTATGGGCGGCAGATTACCTTATGTCACAAGGAATGATAAAAAAAGCAATTATCCTGAGTCCCTTATCTACTCTTTTCCGCGTATGGCAAGATGAGATTTTTCAACATTTTCTTGGAAACAGAAAGAGCGTGGTGGTTTATGGTTCTCGTGAAAAACGAATCGATCTTCTTAAACAAGAAGCGGATTTCTATATTATCAATCATGACGGCTTGGGTATTGGTTCTCATCGTGGATCTCGCGGTATGGAGCTTGGTGATCTGGGGGCTTCGATTCGTGATAAAAAGGATATTGACCTCGTAATTGTGGATGAAGGAAGCGTTTATAAGGACAGCAGTACGTTAAGATACAAAGTTTTGAAGCAAGTTATCCAAGAAAAACCCTATATATGGTGGTTAACGGGAACGCCGACACCAAATGCGCCAACAGACGCATGGTCACAAGCGAAGATGTTACGATCGGATTTTAACGAGAGTTATCGTTCTTTCCAAGATAGGACTATGAAGAGGTTGACCCAATTCAAGTGGGTACATAAACCAGAGGCTACAAAGATAACCGCTAATGTATTGCAACCCGCAATAAGATTTCATAGGGATGATTGCCTAGACCTACCTCCATGTCAAAGTGTTCTGCGCGATGTGGAGCTGACTGCCGACCAAAAACGCGCTCATAAATCGCTGAAAGACGAGTTGGCGGCTCTTATTGGTGAAGGAGCAGTAAATGCTGTAAACGAAGCGGCATTGAGGATGAAGCTATTACAGGTCTCCCTTGGCGCGGTTTATGACGGTAATCATGAAGCACATAAAATTGATTGTGCCCCAAGACTAAAAGTTATGCGTGAAGTCATTGAACAAACCGAAGAAAAAATAATAATCTTTACACCCTTGACAAGCATAGTAAACTTGATTATGTTGGACTTAAGAAAAGATTATTCAGTGGAGAAAGTCAATGGCGAAGTCTCATCAAACAAGCGATCGGAAATCTTCCGCGCGTTCCAACAAGAAAGAGAACCAAGAATTATTGTTGCTGACCCTCGAGCTATGGCTCACGGCCTTACGCTTACTGCGGCATCTACAATCATCTGGTACGGACCTACCGATATGCCAGAAGTTTATACTCAAGCCAATGGGAGAATTAACCGACCCGGACAAAAAAAGTCTATGCTTATTGTTCGGCTGGCTTCAACAGCACTTGAAAGGGAAATCTTCAAAAGACTTGACAGTAAACAAAGTATGCAAGGGGCGGTCCTGAGCTTAATTAAAAATGGAGAAATAGAATGAGTAAAATCCCTGTGGAGCAAGTGGTCGAGAAATACGTTGCGTTGAGGGAGACTAAACGCGATCTGGAACGTGAGCATGAAGAAGCTTTAAAGCCTATAAATGAAAAATTGGAGAAGCTTGAAACATGGCTCCTTGGTCGTATGAGTGAGGATGGTGTGGATAGCTATAAAACAGGAAAAGGGACTGCGTATAAGACAGTTAGGACTTCTTGTTCCAAAGCTGACGAGGCAATTTTTAAAAGCTTTGTCTTTTCCGATCCTAATAATCCCATGTGGAATTTGGTGGATTTCCGTCCGCTAAAGAAGGGTGTAGAAGAATATATCGAGGATCATAAACAAGTACCACCCGGCTTGAATGTGACCCAAACAACAACTGTCAACATAAGGAGTAAATAACTATGGCACTACCATCTATCCCACAAGCCCCACAACTTCCCGCGCATTTGGCGAAGTTAGGTAATCTCGGAATGTCCCTTAATGAAAGTGTCCTTGGAGGAATGAGCCAAGGGGGAGGGCATCCTTCTATTAGTATTAAGCTAGCAAAATGGCGCATCCGCGAAGGGGCAAACGAAGAATTAGTAAACTCTTTCACTTTGGATGTCATTATTGTTAACGCAAACAAGCATTTATCCAAAATGTTTTATGAAGGCGCGTATAAGGGAGAAGAAGGGAAAGCACCTGATTGTTTTTCTGACAATGGGTCTGGTCCTAGTATACAATCTGGGAAGCCCCAACATTCTAATTGTGCAACTTGCCCTAAGAATGTTTGGGGTAGTAAAGTAACGGAAGCGGGCGCAAAGATAAAGGCATGTTCTGATTATAAGAAACTAGCTGTTGTTTTAGCAGACGACCCTAGCAGGGATGTTTATGAGTTGCGTATTCCCGGTGCGTCGCTTAAAGAATTAAACACCATTATGACAAAGCTTATTAAGAGCCAAGTTCCTATTCCTGCGATAGTGTTTCAACTTTCATTTGATGCGACGGTGGATTACCCAAAGGTTCTTTTTAAACCCCTTGGTTATATATCGGAAACACAAGCAGAGGCGATCGAAGCTTGGGTGGATTCTGATGAGGCTAAGGAAGCCGTTGGAGAGCTTGATAGTGCTATATTGGCATTACCACAAGAAGCCGTTAGACATGAAGCCCCTAAGAAAGAGGAAGATACTTTATCTTTTCTTAACAGCATAAATGAACCAGAAAAACTTATAACACGTGGTCGAGGAAGACCGCCTAAGGTGTCTGATTCCATCGGAAAACAAGCTCCTGAGGCAGACGCTCAGTTAAGTTTAGACCTTCCGGGAGTTCAGACGGCCGCGAAAGCCACGTCAATTAACCCACAATTGACGGATGAAGGGTTAGACAACTTATTAGCGGATATTCTCTAATGTCTATAATCCAAAAAAAGCTTTTGGGTATTCAAAAGAAGTACAGCCTTACCATATCGGATTTGGCTGTACTTCTGGAGAGTAATCGGAGCACCGTGCACGCTTGGTTGAGCGGGGTTGCCCCTTTTCCGACACGGATAAAACAATTGGAAGATCGAATCACGGCTATCGTGACAGCGGAAAAGTGTTTTCCTGTACCGTTATCAGTCACACAGTTCCAAAGAAAACAGTATTTATTGGATGCCCTAAATGGCCGAGTTACTCAAATTCCTCGATCTGGTTCTTCCTCAAGACGGTGATGGTTATAGATGTTGGGTGGCAATAAAGAATAAGCGCATACAAGGACAAGGATTCTCCTCTACCAACGAAGATTTATCGAAGGTTTTGGCGGGTATTGACGCTCGTGGTGCTGACGCTTATTTTGCTTGTTCGACATTTAAAACCCCTACCAAGAGGACACAGGATAATGTAAAATCTGCGAAGACACTCCGTTTGGATGTTGATGCAGGTAATGGAAAACCGTACGCGGATGTGGAGGCCGCCAAAAATGCCATATTGGACTTCGTCGCTACTACAGGATTACCCGATCCTTTGCTTGTTTGTTCTGGTAACGGTGTACACGTTTATTGGGTATTTGATAGGGCGATCGGTTCACAAGAATGGGAAACAGCCGCCTCTGGGCTTAAAAAGCTGTGCCAAGACCGAGGGCTACACGCCGATCCCACTGTCACCACTGATGGTGCTCGGATTCTTAGACCTATTGAAACTCTTAATTATAAAAACCCCGATCAGCCTCGCGAAGTATATATTATCCAAAATAGTGTTTCTTTCCCGATTTCTTCAATTTTGGATAAAATTAACACTTCTCGGATTCCCTCAGTGGGCAACAAAGGATTGGGTGAGGCAATACTCGGAGGACTTGGAAGCGGACCCCATGAGCCGTCCTATGCTTCACTTTCAGCAAATCACTGTAATCAATTGCGACAATTTCGGGATAAAAGGGGTAACATTAGTGAACCTTTATGGTATGCTTGCCTTGGTGTGTTGGCGCATAGTGAAGATGGAGAGGGATGCGCTCAAGAGTGGAGTAGTGGCCACCCTGATTATAATCCAGCCTCTACATCACGAAAGCTCGATCAAGCCAGAAACGCCGCTGGACCCACCACCTGTGCAAAATTTCGATCCGACAACCCTGATGGGTGCAAAGGTTGTCCCCATAACATCACATCGCCGATTCAACTCGGTAAATCCCAAGCCACTGTAACACCGCCATTTATCGGGGATGATAAAAAAGCACCCCCTCTCCCCGAGGGTTTCAAATATGGTGCGAATCAGCAGATCATGGTTCGCGTAAAAGACCCTGATAGCGAGCCGGGAGATATTAAGTATTTCGATGTTCTCTTATGTAAATATCCTTTTTTTATAAACTCTGTTCGAGAACAAGAGACAAAAGGGGTAGCAGGGTCGCAATCAGTTAAGATCACAACAAGAACACCACACAGCCCGTGGCGGAGCTTCACATTACCGATAAAAGATATTCTTGGTAGCTCTTGGATACCCTCACTGGGCGAATTTGGTGTTCGTTGCCAACCGGGTATGGAGAAATACCTACGTATCTTAATAAACAGGATGATAGATTGGAGAATAGATATGGCTGTAATGGACACAAGCTATAAGTCCTTTGGGTGGAAAAATGACAGAACAGGGTTTGTATCAGGAAGAAAAATATATACAAAAGACGGCGTAAAGGACATATCGGGAACAGTTGAGTTCGAAAAAGCCTCAGATTTACTTTGTCCGAAACCAAGGGGGAGCCTCAATAAGTGGCGAGAAGTTGCAAACAAAGTCTTTGTGAAGGGGTGTGAGCCACAGGCTTTTTCTATGTTATGCGCGTTTGCCGCTCCCCTTATGGATTTATTATACGCGGCCGATGAAGGCGGTACTATCGTTAGTCTTGTATCTTCTAAAGCAGGGCAGGGTAAGACTGTAGCTATTCTAGCCGCTGAAACGGTGTGGGGTCAGGCTAAATGCTTGCGCTTAACTGATATGGCTAGTCATGCAGCCAAATTTCGAGCGATTGGAGTACGGTGTAATCTCCCCGTGGTTATTGACGAATGGGGGGATGCCGATGTTGATGCTCTTTGTAAGTTTTCTAAGTCTTTCACTGGGGGGTTGGATAAGTCTCGTCTCACTATGAACGGGGAAGATACAAGGGAGCAACTCGATTGGAAGACTGTAATGATCGGGACGACAAATATGCCTCTTGTAGGTCTTCTAAACCAAGAGAACCATTATGCACAAGCGGCGCGTATTTTTGAAGTACCTGTATCTATACCAGAACATCTTGCCAAAAACCAAAGCTCGAGTATTCAACAAGACTTCGAGGAAAATGCGGGATATGCGGGGCCAGTCTTTCTTATGCACCTACTTAAGAATTATGATTTAGAGGATCTTCGCGTAAAAGCTAACCGTTTAGCCAATGAGTTTGGCGCAAAGATAAAAGCGGATACAGATATGCGTTTCAAGACACGTCTTATCGCCGCGGTGGCTATAGCGTCTCTCATTCTGACAAAGCCCGGAGAAGGGTATGAACCTCTTCTTGAGTTCAACCCATCAAATATCATAAAATGGGCTCTTACTATGGTCAAAGACAGTATGAGCAATGCTTATACAAACCATCGAGGGAATGAAGAGCACCTTATGTCCTTTATTATGGACAACATGAACAATTTCTTAATTGTGCCAAGAAAGTTTAATGCAAATACCCCTTATTATGACTCGGCAGTTGTTATACCAAAGGGGAAACTTATGGGTAGGTACGAGCGTCTCGAAGAAAGACTATATATCCCACACAGTATTATGCACAAGTTCGCAATTTCGGTTCGTGTTCCATTTATGGAGTTTTCTAAGGACTTGGTAGCAAAGGGTATTGTGATGAATAGAAACCGCCAAACCCACCTTACAGCAGGAATTGATAAAATGACGATCGTTAAAGCTTCTTGCTGGGAGATTGATCTTTCTGAGAAAAACGCGGAGAAAGTTGTGTCTGCAATTGAGGCTGTGGTCAAAAATAAAAAATTGAAAGAGGAAGATGCCTAGCGTATAATCCCAATCTAACTGCCAGTGGTACTGGTCTTTAATCTCAAACAGGAGTAAAAAATATGGCTGCACTTCCTTTATTCACTGGTGTTATCCCCGCAGAAGGTTTAACCGATGGTCTTAATGTCCTTATCAACCAGATCAATGCAAACGTCACTTTGGCGGGTCTACCGCAATCAGTTGCGGCTGTTTCTCTTGGTACAGCGTTCTCTCTGGCTTCTAATACGACATTAGCAAACTTGGTTGGTCTTGCTCTTCCTGTCGTCGCTGGTGCTACTTACCAAATCCACGGGCAACTTCAAGGTACGGCGGCCGCTTCGGGAGGTATCAAAGCCGCGCTTACCGCCGCTTCTGGTCTTACATTGACCTCGGCTAACGTGACGGGTATGAATTACAACGGGACAACCCTGAACACCCAAACCAACGTCACGGCTCTTGCCGCTGACTTCTCGAATAGTGCCGCGGCATACACCAACTTGTATTTTGACGGTTCTTTCGTGGTCAACGCCGCTGGGACATTGCAATTACAGGCTGCTCAGAATACATCCAACGCTACTGCCACAACAGTCGCTCTTGGTTCGTATATGTCCTTAATTCGTATTGCGTAAGGAAAAAGTATGTATGGTTCACCTTCCCCCTCTTTTCTCGATTCTATCAAGAAACGCCTTGAAATCCTCAAAGAAAACAAGGCTCTGGCTGAACAAACTTTGTCCACTCTTGATAGCAATCGGGAACAGCTTATTTCTCGTATCCACGCTCATCAAGGAGCTATCGAGCAAGTTGAGCAAATCCTTAGTATTGATCTGAAAGACTTTAATGGGTAAGCTACTTAATGATCTTTTCACTGAGAAGGACAACACCACGTTCTGTATGGCAAAACTACTGTGGTGCGCGGGTGTTATTTCTCTCATAGCTTTGTCATTCATATCTGTTTGGCACGGCAAAGATTACTCGCCTAGTGATTATGGAACAGGTCTTGGTGTAGCTCTTGGGGGCGGTGGTGTGGGTGTTATACTTAAAGGAAAAAGCGAAGCACCACGAGACGATGGGTTCTCAAGCAAGCAGGGGGACTAATGGATTTTTTAAGCAAAATTGTGGGTTTTTTTAGTTCTATCCCTTGGGTAAAGGTCGGGATTTTCACTGCCGTTATAAGTGGTGTTGTGTATGGTGTCCACGTTATAAAATTATCTGGGGAGCAGGCGCAAGAAATCATTCAGATGAAAAAGGACACTCAACAACAACAAAAACAAGACGAAGCGTCTATCCAAGCCCTTAAAGACCAATACGCTCGTGATACCCAAGCTATGCAAAAGGAAAAAGACGATGCTATCCAAATCACTAAATCAACACAGCAACAAATTGATAAAATTGCCAGTACTCATCCTTCCTCTGATGGTACTGTTCGCCCTGTGCTTGCTGGCACTCTTGACTGGATGCGCGGACACAATCCCAGTGACAACAATCCAAATACAGAAGATAAACCCACCACAGGGGTTACTGACACCAATAGAAATCCCTGACGTGCCAACCTGTAAAAAGGATAGTTGCGTTGCTTCTTTTATCGTAAAGCAGGACGAAGCATTAAAAACCTGCCAATCTAAGATAAACGCTTTAATTTTATGGTCTAAAAATTAAGAAACACTTTCAAGTGTCAAAACTGGTTTCTCGGCTTGCCTTATTTTTGTGAGTATATCTTCTAATATATTGTTTTTTCTTTGTCTAAAACGGTTCTCGTCCGCCTTTATTGCAGTGTTCAGAATCGAAACAGATATAGCCTGTTGGGCGGATAAGATACGAACAAAATTAGGGTCATTATCATCAAGACGTACTTGCAAAACTTCTTTCGATTTCGCCAAGGCAAGAGGTATAAGGCTCTCGAGAGTTACATCGTTTACTGGTACAACATCCCTGCCGCGAACCCCATTTTTTGTAATTCCGGTAGCTGTCTCAGCAAGCGTTTCCCAATATCCGTCCTGTACATCGGGCTGTTTGGTATTTCCAGCTTTTTCAGTGTCCTGTATGCCTTGGATTTCGCTGAGGATACGGTCAACCCCGTCCCTGTCGAAACGAGCACGTAATCTCCCGCCGTCACCATGCAAGGCGAATCCACAATCTTCCCATTCTTCTCTTGCGGGGCTGTCCCCATCATCATTTCGCATGGGTGCAAATCCTCTGAAATCTCAAAACCATAAACGGGTATCCCACAAACTTCTTTCCGCGTTATTGTGCTGTACGGGTAGTCTGGGATAGAGCATACCACACCAACAGCTATTTCGTTAAGCTTAAAATTGTGGGCATCCCGCCCTTGGCAAAGGTCTAAGAGCCATTCAGCATGATCCCCCTTGTGAACAGGTTGTTGGATATTAAAGAGAGGCCAGCCGGGTCGCATGGTAAATTCTAATGGCCAAGGAGTCCCCTGTTCGTCGATTATACAATTCACATCCACGTAACCAACGTAATTTTCGCGGTGAAGCGCGTCTTCAACGGGTTTTAAGACCATATCAGCTAACTTCGAGTTTTTTACATAGCGTAAAACAGTTCCTTGCTCCCCTGTCGCACACCCGAGGTCGTCATTCATCAATTTTTTAAATTCCCAATTTTCGCACCACCCATCATTAAAGCCACTGGGACCAAACCAACCGCCAACAGCCATTTCAATACCGGGGACAAATTTCTGAATTATAAACCCTCGATTGAGTTTGTTGTTTTTCTTCCAGCGTTGGAGCATATATATCATATCCGCGGGATTTTTTGATACATAAGATAATGCCTTATCGGCGTCCC